CGTGGCCTGAGGTAGGGAGATAGAGGTTAGACTAGAGCAACTAGTAAACGCACCTTCACCTATCGTCGTGGCCTGCGGAAGGGAGACAGATGCGAGGCTACAACCACTAAACACATAACTACCTATCGTCGTGGCCTGTGGCGCGGAGACGGATGCGACGACACCGCAACTGATAAACGCGGCTTCACCAATCGTCGTGACCTGCGGGGCCGAGACGCTCGTGATCGCCATTCCCACATAATCAGGCGAAAAAGCCGATTCACCAATCCCCGTGACCGGCCATCCATTGATGTAGTCGGGGATCACGACGTCCGTCCCGCCGCCGATGTCGTAGCCCGTGATCGTGATCTCGTTGTTGTTGGTCGTGAACGTGAACCAGCTTGAAGGCGTCGCAGACGAAGGCCAGTAGGCGGCATGGGCTGCGATGGCGGAGATGACGGCGGCGTCGAGCTGGGCCTGGCCGACGGTGTCGGTGGGGATTTGCGAGACAAGCGCAATGCGGCGGTTATCATCGGCTGATCCCCACCACATAGACCACGGGCCGTAATAGGTGGTCCAGTCGGAGAAATCCCAGTACCCGTCAGAATTGTATTGGCCATAAGTTTCAAGTTCTAATCCGTAGATTGATGAAAATACTCCAGATATTTTTACGTCGCCAGACTCAGAAGAAACATTAAACATTGTAGACCCAGTTTCATTGGTGATACTTAACCCCCGACCACCCACGCTCCCGGCCGCGAGCACGTCGGCGAGCGGCGGGGCGGAGGTCAGGGCGCCGAGCGACGCGGCGGTGATGTTGGTGATCGCGGCGCGAAGGACGGCGTTGGTTCCGTACAGCGCGGCCATGCCTGCGGCGTCGCCGGCGGCGCGGATGGCGGCTTCGTTGGTGATCGAGGCGCGAAGGACGGCGTTGGTTCCGGAGAGGGAAACGAAGACGTCTTCGATGACCTGGAGGGCTACCTCGTCGGTCTCGTTGGTGACGACGGCGGATGATGGGCGCAGGTCGCTGAGCGTGGCGGTCTGGGCGGCGGCTTGCTGCGTCAGTAGCAGTAGACAGGTGACGGTGGGCAGGAGACGGGTGATTGGGCGCATGGCTATGCTCCTTTTAGCGCGGCGAGGATGGCGTTGTGGGCGGCGACGAGCTCGCCGATGGTGGGGTCGGAGAGGGCTTCGATGTCGGCGAAGAGGGCGGCGTGGGCGGCGAGGGCGGCGGCGGTCATGTCGGGCATCATGGTGGTGTCGAGCTTGCCGTCGGCGTCGAGGCATGGTATGAGGCCTGCGGAGGCGGCGCCGGCGGAGGAGGCGGCGGCGGCCTGGGCGATGAGGCGGCGGTAGGTCGGGTCCCAGGCGAGGGTGTGCGGGTCGGTGGAGTCGGCGAGGGTCTGGACCGTGGGCTGGGGGATGAGGGCGAGGGTGGCGGCGTCGATGGCGATGCCGACGGGGCGGACGTTGTAGCCGGCGGGGGCGGTGGCGGTGAGGGCTCCGGTGGAGCCGGTGGAGAGGTAGTAGCAGGCGCCGGGGGTGAGGCCCCAGGCGGCGACGGTGACGATGCCGGCGGTGACGACGGGGCAGGAGTCGGCGGGGTTGCCGGATTCGGCGAGGATGCCGAGGAGCAGGTGGGCGTCGGAGGCGGCGCAGGCGGCGGCGTTGCCGGACGAGTCGCGCTTGACGGCGGTGCCGGCGTCGAGGGCGGCGGCGAGGGTCATGTTGAGGCGGCCGGCGGCGGCGACGCGCAGGGCGGAGCCGGCGGCGTCGGGGTTGTTGACGATGCGGATGACGCCGGTGCCGAGCAGGCGGTTTTCGTGCGAGTGCCAGAGGTGGGCGTCGGCGGTTAGGACGTGGCGGGCGGGGAGGCCGGAGAATACGGCGATGGCCTCGGCGGTGTTGAGGTCGAGGGTGCCGGCGCCGTCGGTGAGCTCGGCCTCGGCGAGGACGGTGCCGAGGCGGGTGATCGTGAGGAGGGTGTCGCCGGTGACGGGGGTGGCGGGTGTGACGGCGACGGTGGCGGATTCGCGCAGGCCGATGGGCCCGCCGAAGGTGAGTGTCTTGGCGGCTTCATCGACGGTCACAGCGAGCGGGGCGGTGTAGGGCGGCATGGCGGGCTCCTGGGCGGCGCACACGGAGGTACGGCGTCACGATAGATATCATGGGGTTTCGGCGCCGGCGGGGTCGGTGGCTGCGGCGAGCAGGGCCTGGAGGTCGGCGATGGAGGCTTTCTTGGGCGGGGTGACCTTTAAGGCTGCGAGGCGGGCAAGCATGTCGGCGCGGGTCTTGGTGGCGGTGGCAGTCGGCAGTGGGGCGGCGGGAGCGGTATCGTTGTCAGGGAGGCGGGTGAAGCTGGCGGGTGACAGGAGGGCAGCGTTCTCGGGGAGCTTGAGGGCGTCGGCGGGGACGGTGACGATGGTGCCCTTTTTGCATACGGCGCCGCGGCTGATGCAGTGGTGGATACAGAGGAAGGTGGCGGTTTTCATGGCGGGTTCCTTTTAGATTGAAACTTGAAAGTGGCCGGCGGGACGGGTTGGGAGCGGGCCGTCCCGCCGGCATGGGTTGCGGAGTTTACGGTTGGTCGATGCCCCAGACCAGGCCTGCGTCGATGGCGCCGGCGGTGAGGTTGGCTGTGCCGACGGTGTACTTCAGGCGCAAATAACGCTGGATGCCGGGGGGCAGCGGCATTTTGACCAACATCGCGCCGTCGGTGAGGGCGGTCTTGGCGATGCTGGCGCTGGTCCACAGGGTGTTGTCTGCGGCGAGGTCGTCGCCGCCTGCGTTGAGCGCGTCGTCCGTGTTGAGCTGGATGATGAGCGTGGAGGCGCCGCCGGAGTCGACGGCGCCGCGGAACTGGACGAACAGGGTCAGCTCGCGCTGGATGTCGTCGCCGTGGGCGCCGAGGTCGAGGATGTTGGTGGAGTCGGCGGTGGACGTGAGGTCCTGCGAGTCCGAGAACATCAGTTTTTTGTCTTGTATCATGGTTTGGTTCCTTGGTGGTTAGTGTAAGAAACGGGTGGTGGTTGGTTGTGTCCGGTCGCCTGCCGTGCGGCAGGCGACCGGGGCGGGGTTAGGAGGCTACGACGGCCTCGGTCTCGTTGACTTCGAGTGCGTCCAGGATGCGGACGGGGATGCCGTACAGCGTCTGGACGGGGCGCTCGAAGAGCGTGTCCGAGCGGATCGCGTTGCTCTGTGTCTTGCGCGAGGCGCAGACGTTGAGCATCTCGAAGGTGAGGCGGTCCATGTACCAGGTCTGGCGGACGCCGCCGTTGCGGACGCGGATGTGCAGGCGGCGTACCAGCTCGAGGTAGTCGGGCTGGCCGGAGCTGGCGAACATGGCGTCGGACTCGATGTTGGCGATGCGGCCGGCGTAGCGGAAGTCGCGGACGGTGAGGCCGACGTGCCACTGGAAGAGCTGGCGCTTGACCTTGTACTTGCCGTTGGTGACGTCCTCGCTCCAGACGTCCTCGACGGGGTTGCGGACGATGCCGCCGCGGGTTCCCTTCGGGTAGAAGCAGGAGACGGCCTTGGTGCCGTGGCCGATGAGCCAGATGGAGCGCAGGGCCGCGGTGCTGATGGAGGTCTTGCTGCCGTCGAGCACGTAGAACGGGGACTCGTCGGAATCCTCGCCGTTCGAGATGTTCGGGTAGCGCTTGACCAGGCCGTTGAAGGTCTTGGGGTCGCTGGCGATGTCGCCGTAGACGATGGTGCCGGCGACCTCTTGGCCCATGGCTTCGACGTGGGTCTTGGCTTCGTCGAGCATGAAGGCCTCCCGGTCGGGGGCGATGTCGTACAGTTTGGTGGCGATCTCGAGCAGCGACTCGACGGTGCCGGAGGCGTCCTTGACCTGCTTCTTGCTGCCTTTGCTGGGCTGCGGGCCTTCATAGAGGCCGGTCCATGCGGGCGTCGGCAGGCCGGCGCGGATGGTGGTGAGGTTGCTGGTGCCCTCGTTGGCCTCGGTGACGACGATGTCGTCGAGGATGGGGTTTTCTTCGACGAAGAGCTCGACGATGTCAGCGTCGCGGCTCTGGTCTTTCCGTAGTCCCGACAGCACGTCGCGGTAGGTCGGGTTGCGTGTTCCGAGAGTAGACATTTTGCTAATCTCTTTCTCCCGCTATCGTAGCTGCGGGTAGCGTTGGTGGTGGTCATCCGGCGGGCGGGCCGTACAGGCGGGCTGCGAGGTCTCGTTCGTCGGTTTTGGTTCCGGCGCCACCCGGCGCCGGATCAGATGTGATGGCGCGTCCTCGTGCGGCGAGGGCGGCGATGATGCGGTGGTCGTTCGCGAAGGCTTCGACGCTGCAAAGCTGGGCGAACAGTTCGGGGCCGAAGATGTCGGCGCCGCCTGTGCGGGCTTCGGCGATGTAGCGGGGGAGGTCGGGGCCGAAGACGCGGCGGCATTCGGCGACCATGTCGGCGTTGATCTTGGCGTCGGCGGCCTGGGCGTCGATGGCGAGACTGCGGGCGTGGGCGGCGTAGGCGGCGACGACATCCTTGGCGGCGGCCTCTGGGACGCCGTGGCGGGCGAAGGCGGCGGCGACCTGCTGTAGGGCGGCGGTGTCCATGGGGATGGAGGAGCCGTCCGGGAGGGGTTCGAGCGTGGGGGTGATGGCGGTGGCGAGGGCGGTGACGGCCTCGGGGGTTGGCGGGGTTTTGTCTGCCGGTTCGGCGGTGGCGGCGGCGGCTGGTGGGGCGGGCGGCGGCGCGGCGAGGAGGTTTTCCGCTGCGGCGGGTGCCGGTGCGGCGGGTGCTGCCGGTGCTGCGGCGGGTGCCGGTGCGGCGGGTGCTGCCGGGGCTGCTGGTGCTGCCGGGGCTGCGGGTGCTGCCGGGGCTGCGGGGGCTGCCGGGGCTGCGGCGGGTGCCGGTGCGGCGGGTGCTGCCGGGGCTGCGGGGGCTGGTGTGGTGGTGGTGCTCATGATTGTGGCTCCTTTTGTGTTATGAGGCGGGCTTGGATTGTTTCGTGGCGCTCGGCGTAGGCGGTGACGACGGATTTGGGGTCGGCGCGGTTGGCGGCGGCGAGGATTTCGAGGCCGAGGTCGCGGCGTCCGGCTTCGTGGGCGAGGCCGATGTCGGATGAGGCGGATGTGGAGCGGTAGACGCCGGCCATGGTGACGATGCGCATGAGGATGCGGCGGCCTGTGGGGGTGGATAGCATCTGGCGCATGTCGGCCTCGGCGAGGTCGATGTCGCGTCGGCGCTGGTCGGCTTTTATGTCTGATATGGTCATGGTGTTTGCGCTCCGGCTATGATGGTTTGGTTGATGGCGTCGAGAGCGGAGTTTCCGCCGAGGCGGGTTTCGGAGAGGTCGCGGGCGGCGCGGGCGGCCTGGGCGGCGGCGGCCATGGATGCGGCCATCTGGGCCTGCTGCTGGGCTTCCGCACGGGATTTGCGTAGGCCGGCCACGTCGGCGTCGGAGCGGATGACGCGGCCGGGGACGGCGAGCACGTCGGCGGCCTCGTCGATGGCCTGTGTGGCGTCGATCTTGTCGATGCAGGAGGGGTGGGCCTGAGCGATCATGCCGACGAAATCCATGAGGCGGATCATGGAACCGAGGCGGGAGGTGCTCTGCTGCTCGGTGTGGAGGACGGAGACGTAGCGGACGGAGAGGGGGACGCCGGAGAGGGTCTCGGGTGCGGGCGGCAGGCGGCCGGCCTCGTAGAGGATGGAGAAGGCGGCGTCGATGAGGGGATCGAGCAGGTCGGTGTTCATGGCCGTGAGTACGGGGCCGAGCAGGGACATCTTCTCTTGGCTCAATTCCACGACCTCGCGGGCGGTCATGACCTTGGGGCGGGCGTTGAGGTTGAGCATCATGGCGAACAGGTCAGAGAAAAAGGTGCGCTCGATGCGGCGCTCGACGGCGTCGATCTGGGCGCGGATGTCGGCGGTGGAGATGCGCATCTCGTAGAGCGGGGCGAGGGACGGGCGGCGGTCGGGGTCGATGCCGCCGTCCTGCCGGAATGTGATGCCGCCGGGGAAGGCGTTGATGGGCTCGTCACGCATGCTGTCGGGTGCGGTGAGGGGCGGGTTTACTGATTTGGCTATGGCGGCGAGGAGGTCGATCTCGAGGCGCTGGAGCTCTTTGGCGTCGGAGAGTGCGACATGGCCTGGGCCGGTGCCGTATGAGCCGGCGAGGATGTCCCAGCGGGGTGCAAGGATGGGGTTGTATTTGAAGGGGCGGATGGCGAGGAGCTGGTCGGCGGGGGCTCCGCGCAGCCAGTAGACGGAGGAGTACCGGGCGGTGCTGTCGATGTCTGCGATCTTTGGTTCGGCGGGCGGCGGCTCGATGAGGTGGCAGACGGTGAAGTGGGTTTCGTTGGCGCAGCTGTCGATGGCGTTTTTGACGGCGGTGTTGGCGAGGGCGGCGTCAGAACCGAACTCGTCTATGATCTGGCTGGCGGTGAGGGAGAATTGGCGCATGAGGCGGTTGACGCGGCCTCTGTTATTGCTGGCTAACCAGTAGGAGCCTTCGTCTAGGACGATGGCGTGGAGGCCGGACTCCGGGTCCGGGACGACGATGGCGGCGGCGGTGCCGAAGCAGCCGAGGTGGCGGTACATCTGGTGCAGGGCGGTGTAGATGTTGCTGGCGCTGAACGCGGCGGCCATGCGGCGGGTGCAGTCGTCGAGCCATACCTTGATCTCAGGGCGCTCGGCGAGGTCGGGGTTGTCGACGGTGAGGCGGAACCACTGGTTCGAGGGGGAGGTGATGCCGCCTTGCATTCCTGAGCCGAGGCGGGAGAGGGCGGTGCGGGGGGTGGAGTTGATGATCTTGTCGTCGCGCATGGAGGAGTATGAATCATGCGGGGCGGCGTCCGTGCCGTCGGTGAGGGGGCGTCCGAAGCGTGGTTCGAAGTGCGAGGCGAGCTCGCGCCAGACGGCCTCGTGCGGGTCGCGCTCTAGGCGCATGGAGGCGGCGCGGGCGTCGAGGCGGCGGCGCAGGGCGGGTACGTCTGTTTTGTAGGTCTTAGGCAATTCAGCCTCCGAGTTTGTCTGCGAGTGGGGCTGTGCTTGCGGCGGCGGGTGCGGCGGTGCCGGAGTTGTTGGCGCCGAAGCGGGTCCAGATCGACGCGAATCCGCGGCGGCGGGCCTGGGCGCGGGCGGCCTCGCTGGATGCGTCTGACATGGCGGTTTCGACGGGCTTCAGGGGTTCGGCGGGAGGCTGGGCCTTCGGTACTTTGGGGGATGACATGCACATGGCGGGGTCCTGGTTGGTGGTTAAGGGTGTTGGAAGCGGTCGGTGTGGAGGCGTACTGTCACGGTGTTGGTGGCGCCGGCTACGTTGACGGAGATCGAGTCGCCTGGGTATAAGTAGAGGGGTGTGGTATTGGTGAGGACGGTGTCTGTGAGGGTGGCGATGGTGGCAGGGTCGCCGAGGTACGGGTTGTAGGTCAGGGTGACGGTGGCGTTGGTGGGGGCGGGGTCGGCGGTGAGGCGGGCTGACCAGAGGCGTAGGGCGAGGCCTGGGGCCGGGACGGCTAGGCCGGCGGAGATGGCCTGGGTGGTGAGGGTGACGGCGGCGGTGTTGGTGGCGCCGGCTACGTTGACGGAGATCGAGTCGCCGGCGGCGAGCCACAGGCCGTCAGACCATGCGGCTGTGCCGCCGGTGAAGGTTGTCAGTTCGGCGACGGTGACGCCGGAGGTGACGGCGGAAACCGTGACGACGGCGGAGGTGGGCAGGAAGGAGGCCGCGGAGACGGAGCGCAGGTAGGTGGCGGATGCGTAGAGGTTGGAGAAGGCGACGGCGGGCTGGCGGGTGACGGTGACAGGGAAGGAGTTGGTGGCGCCGGCGACGGTGACGGAGATTGAGTCGCCTGGGGCGATGGTGACGCCGTTGGTCCAGGCGGACGGGGTTCCGGTGAAGGCGGCGAGCTCGGCGACGGTGACGCCGGAGGTGACGGCGGAAACCGTGACGACGGCTGATGTCGGCAGGTAGGCGCCCGGCAGGATGGAGATGTACGATGCGGGCGCGGTGGCTGTCCATGCGGCGCGGGTCTGCTGGATCGTGGCTGAGCCTACGGCGACGGCTGAGTTGGTGGATTTGACGGCCAGAGAGTCGCCGGCGGCGAGCCAGAATCCGGGGGACAGGGCGGCGGCGCCGTTGGTGATGCTGCCGAGCGCGACCTCGACGGAGGAGGTGACGGCGTAGGCCCAGAGCGCGGCTGTGGTGGAGGCTGGCGAGACGCGGCCTGCGTAGACGGTGCGGACCAGCGTGGGGGTTACGGCGACTAACAGCGTGACGAGGTTGGTGTCGGCGGCGGACAGGCTGATCGGGCGGGACTCGGGCGGCAGGGCGCCGATGGTGAAGTCGGCGGCGGCGGGCGGCAGCAGGCCTGCCGTGGCGACGGTTGCGGCGGGGGCGGCGGCTCCGGCGGATATGTCGACGGCCTCGGGCATCCATTCGGCGCGGGCGGCGAAGGCGCAGGCGAGGGCTGCGACGATAGCGAGGGCGTGGTGTTTCATCATGTCGGCTCCTTTTGTCTGGAGCCGTTCTAATGCATATTATCATCAAAGCGCAAGGTCTTAATGCGCTTTGTGGATGATTATTTATAGTATTATAAACAGGGGGTTATTTTGGGGGCGGTGGCGACGCGGATGGCGGGGTTATGCGTTTAATGCATAGAACGGTCTCAATGGTTGGGTAGGCGGCGCCGCAGCGTCGGCAGTAGCGGTAGCGCAGGGTGCGGCCTGGTGTCGGCGCGTCGCGGGTGGAGCGGCATTCGAGGCGTCCGATTTTGCAGGCTGGGCATTTCATATGTGCGGCCTCCTTTCATTGCGTTATCGGGGTTGTCCGGTGAAGGGGTCGTAGGCGGTGCGGGCGGCTGCGGGGGATCGGCTGGGGGCTGGATCGGCTCGGCGCGGTGCTGGGAATTTGGCGGGCACGTCGAAGAGGCGGGCGAGGCAGTCGAGCATGTCGTCGTGGGGTAGGACGGGGCAGGGCAGGTATTCGTCGCGGGTGAATTCGTGGGTGAAGTCGCGGACGGTGCCGTCCGCGGCGCGGAACGGGAGGCGGCGCGGAAACCAGACGCGGCCTTGGGTGAATAGCGGGACGAGGCGCTCGATGCGCTGCATCTTGGGCATGCTGCCGCCGACGGCGTGGATGGGGAAGCGGTAGTGTTCGCGGGCCTGGCGGTCTTGGATGTGGGCGATGTCGGCCTGCATGCCGTATTCCTCGTATGCGACCTGGGCGGAAGGGTAGCGGCGGCGCAGGGCGAATAGGGTGTCGGCGCGGGCTGTGAGGTTGAGGCGGTCGCGGACGGTGCCTGGCAGGACGTAGTAGTTCTGGTCTGGGGCGAGGCCGAGCGCGATCATGACGGTGTAGTCGCGCTGGTCGTCGCGGCGGGCGGACTTGGCTTTTCCGCCGGCGGGGTCGACGAGTATCCATATGTTCATGTTCGCGGCGGGCGGGGGGGCGTCGTCGTAGAGCATGAGCCATTCTTCGCGGAATGTGGCGGTGTCGGCGGAGACGGGCTGGAGGAGCATCTGGGCTGCGAAGGTGCGGGGACCCATGTCGCGGCGGTAGCGGGCTAAGGCGGCGGGGTCTATGAGGACGGGGGCGCCTTCCATGGTGCCGTCGTCGGTGGCGGGGTGGACGCGGGGGACGGCGGAGCCTCTGGCGATGATGGTGTGGTAGGTGTCGTTCGGGTGGTAGCGGGTGCCGGCGTAGCGGATGCGGGTGTGTTCGGTGCCGAGGGCGAGGGAGAGTTCCCAGGCGGCGGTGGTCTTGGCGATCTGGTCTGGGGTGGAGACGGATTCGAGTGTTACCACGTCGTCGTATACTTGGGTGCGGTAGTGGCGGGAGGTGGGCTGGCCGTCCACCAGTCCCCATGATTCGACGCTGGCCTCTTTGGGGTTTGTGCGGCGGCGGACCACGAAGCCGGCCTCCTGCGACCACATGGGTGATTCGCGGCGGGGGTCGCGGTAGAACACATCCGGCCACAGGTGGTGGAGGAGCGGGTTGGTCTCGATCTCCTGCATTAGCTGTTTGTGGAATCCGCGGGCGATCTGCTTGGTGTGGGAGAAGATGCCGAAGGTCTGCTCGGGGTCTATGGCGAGGTCGCGCAGTGTCTGGGCGAAGGTGATGATGGTGCTTTTGTAGTGGAAGCGTGCCCAGAGGTCGATGTGGCCGTCGGGGTCGGTCTGGATCTCGCGGCAGCGGTCGGCGATCCATGGCGTGAGGGCGAGCGGCTCGGCGCGGCCGAGGACGATGGTCAGCATGTACCACAGCGAGGCCTCGGCAAGGGCGGCCATCTCGTGGCGGCGGGCGTCGGCGGTGACGGCGCGGAACACTGCGAGCTGGGCTTCTGGCGGCTGGTCGAGGATGCCTGTGTACGGGTTGCGGGTCATGGCGGCGGTCTCCTGAAGCATTCAAATTTGCAGGGGCCGCGTTCTTTGCGGCAGCGTGAGCATGATGCGGTGAGGTTGGCGCAGAGGAGTCGGCAGGCATCCATGCGGCGCATGATGCAGCGGCGGGCGGCGGCGCATGGCTGGCTGTTGTGGGGGCAGAGGCCCGCGGCGCGGGCGCGGGCGGCGCGAGATACGTATGGTTTGCCATTACTCATTGTCAATCGCTTTCGTCGGTTTCCGCGGAAGAATCTGTTGCTGGTGCGCGATCTGCCGCAGTCGGTCAGCCAGTGTGGCGGATATCTCGTCTGGGGCGTCATCTGCGGCAGGTTCCGGGGGCAGGACGGCGGGGAGCATGCGCTCGAGCTCGCGGGCGGCGCGGATGCGCTGGGATACGGGCGGCGGGACTTCGATCTCTGCGTCCACCATCATGCCGGTCTGCTCGTCGCGGGTCTGGATGATGCGGCGCTCGGTCTCCTGGCCGCGCATGATGGCGGCCAGATAGCGGGCGATCTCCGAGCGTGAGGCTATGGCGTCGAGGCGGGCGTCGGACTGCAGCCGTGCGATGGCGGCGGCGACCTCGGGGCGGCGCATGTAACGGCTGGCCTCGACGGCAACGGACTGCTGCTGCCAGGCTCGCGCTCGGGGATGTGTCTCACGGTAGGCGGCGGAAGCGGTGCCGAGGCGCAGGAATGCGTGGGCGAAAGCCTCGGCCCTGACCTGTGCCGGGTTGGCGCGGGCTTTCTTTTTAGCGGTCTTCGTGGTGGACTTTCTAGCGGGCATGGGCGGGGGAGTGTACGGCGCGGCGTTTGCGGATTGATAGAGTCAGTTGCTCGGTCATTGCGGGTTACTCCGGTTATCGACAGGTTGTTGACAGTTGTTTACAGGTTATCGACAGGTTATTGACATTATTGACATGCGGTTTTGATGGTTTTGTGGCTGTTTCCGTCCGGTCTTTGCCCTATTTTCAGCGAAAACAGGGCAATGCTGGCGTTTTCGTAGCTGCGGCGGGTGTCTTTCGCGGTGGTTCGGGGTCATGGCTAATAGTTTTGTTTTGTTTCGTTTCGTTTTGTAATGGCTGGCTCGGGTCGGCTTACGTCGGCTTGCGTCGGCTTACGTCGGCTTACGTCGGCTTGCGTCGGCTTGCGTCGGCTTGGGCGGCGCGGGCGCGGGCGGCGCGTTCGGCGCGGGCGTCGGCGGCCTCGTCGTATTTGCGGCCCTGCTCTGTGATTTTTTCGCGCAGGACGGTCCAGGCGAAGGCGAGTGTGGTGTCTGCTGGAGGCTCTTCGCGGTCCTGCACGAGGGCAATTGCGGCGCGGGTGAGGGCTCCCAACTGCTGGTCGTCCAGGGTCTCGAGGGCTGGCATTATGTCCCGATAGATTATCAGAGCTCGCATGGCCGTCCCTCCATCGTGTTTTTGGCTATGAAGGCGTCCAGTTCGCTGGCCGGGATGCCGGTCAGCTTGCGGCTGCGGCCTG